CTCCCCCGTAAGTGAGGATTAGTGTAGTATGATGTTGGGCATGCTCACCTGTGCAGGGGGGCTGGCGGTAAGGGACATGCGAGTGCGGTAACGTGTTACTCCTAATACTTGCAAGTACATGAACCACCATAGATAGTGTGGACACTGAGGTGGATGTACTGCAAGTATTGGGACAGCACAGAGCAGGTCACATACAGGCAGGGGCATGCCAGCTGTGAGCTTGGGTGGGCATGGTAGATACGGGTGAGCTACGCTCACACCTTTCAACCAACCCCCGCATTCAACTCAACCTAATAACTAACCCCAACCCGTAACTTGCGGGGGGTGGGTCTAACTCATCCCTCACACACACACTCTGCATATATTTTTTTAAATATTACTCTCGTATATTTGCCTGTGGGTAAAAAGGCAATATACGATGTATTCAACGCTATCACTGGCAGGTGGGAGCAGCGTATCATGGACGAGGAGGAATTCGTGCATGATATGCGTAAGTTAGATAAGGAGATGGATGTACTGGACGCAGAGCTTGAGGTTGTTAATAGGATAATAGAACAGCATTTGAACATGCCTGAAGTTATTGAGAGTAAGGATTAACACTAAGTAATATACTCGGGTATATATACTAGAGTAAGTATATATACCAGTAAATTACTTAGGTTAATTACTTAGGTTAATTACTTAGGTAAATTACTGGTGTCACGATATGGATACATTGAAAAGAAGGATAAAGAATAGGGATGTGGTATTCACCATCTATACGGCTGATGAGGCTGATAAGATGGATATTGCCTATACTCACTGGAAGCAGGCGAAGATAGGCGAGTATGCCATATCAGATGACGGATATGTTGGAAAGTGTATAGGAAGGAAGGATTATACTGATAAGCATGGACGTGTAAAGACCTTTGTAAGGCTTTCATACGGTGCTAACTGGGCGGGAAATACCAATAAGATACAATATCTTGAGAATCGGGCTTATGGCGTGTACACTCAGGCTAACCCAAAGGGAAACTGGCAGGAGCGTGAGGCAAAGATGACACGCACTAAGAACCTTGTGACCGCCTACGTAGGACAGTTAACTTCTACCAAGCAGGTGGATTATGATAAATTAGGGATGATCTACCGCCCAGATCAGAAGCATCCAGCAGCCACAGTACGCAGAGTACTCAAACAAGAGGTGATAAAGGATATGATAGAAGAGAAGTTAAAAGAGGTACTCTCTGATAAGGGTATCAACAGTTCTTCGGTACTGGATACCATGCTTGAGGGTCTTGATATAGCTAGGAACAAGCAGGATGTCACTAATATGATAAAGATATCCGATGCTTTCATGGACCTTCTGGAGATGAAGCCCAGTAAGAAGATAACAACTGACATGATGCAGCTTGATGTAGCCAGCAATATAGGTGATCTCATAGCGAATGAGGAAAGGTCGCTTAAATTATCACGTAAAGTAGAGGAAGATGAGCCAGCAGAATAAGGTAAGGAAGCGGCTCAAAAGTAATCTGGTCCTGTTCGGGAAGGTGACCATGCCTAATATGTTCTCTGCCCCGAGTCCCAAGTTCCATTATGAGATATCGGATTCTCTAATGGACGACTCTCAGAAACAAATAAATATCATAGCCCCTCGTGGACATGCCAAGTCATCTATTATAGGCGGTGTGTTTCCTCTTTACCATCTAATGTTCCATGAGGGGCAGAAACTCATTGTTCTTGTATCAAGGACACAGGACCATGCGATAAAACTACTGGGAACCATCAAGGATACTCTTGATTATTCCATGAATTTCAGGTCCATCTTCGGATACTGGGGGCAGCACTCCGCAAGACAGTGGGCTAAATCGGAGATAGAGCTGAAGGACGGCTCTATGATAATATGCAAGGGCACAGGACAGCAGATAAGGGGAATTAAGAAAGGGAATCAGCGTCCGACCATGATCATAGTGGATGATCCAGAGGATGAGAACAATACCAAGACCGCTGAAGCGATGGAAGTGAACCTGAGGTGGCTATTGCAGTCGGCTGTGCCGTCACTGGACCCGATGAAGGGCAGGATAGTCATCATCGGTACTCCTCAGCATCAGAGATGCTTGGTAGAGACGCTGAAGGAGATGAAAGGCTGGAACAATATGCATTTTGCTCCCAGCCTTAAGAAGAATATCTCATTATGGGAGGAATGGCATCCCATAAAGAGGCTATTGAAGAAGAAGGAAGAGCTTGAGTCCATCAATCGGGTATCTGTATTCTACCGTGAGTACCTTTGTCAGATAATAGGTGATGAGGACCAGCTCTTCAAGGAGGAATACTTTCAGTATTATAAAGGAAAGGTCACTCATAATGAGGACCATGAGGCATTCTTGGAGATAGAGGAACTGAACGGAAAGGCAGTTGAGGATAAGATCCCTGTAAATGTGTTCATGGGGGTGGATCCCGCATCTTCTACCAGAAGTACGGCAGATTTTTCCACAATAGTTGCTATTGCTGTCGATAGCGAGAATAATAGGTATATCCTTCCCTATTATCGCAAACGTGCCACCCCTATGAACTTAGCAGACCACATAATAGAGTATTTCAAGATATACAGACCCTCAAAGGTACGAATAGAGTCTGTAGGCTATCAGGAGATGCTTCGTGAGTACGTCAAGGACAAGTGCGACAAAGAGAAGCTCTTCATATCAGGATTGGAGATACGTGAGAACCCTAGGAACAGTAAATCGGCACGGCTTGAGACACTTGAGCCTTATTTCGCACAGAAGAAGGTCTATATGCAGGATACCATGACAGAGTTGAAGGACGAGATGCTATTGTACCCACGTGCCAAGCACGATGACCTTCTTGACGGCATGTATTACGCCATGAAGAAGATATACCCGCCTTATCACAAGAATTCAAGTGAGAATGAACAAAAACAGAATAGAAATATCATTTTTAAACAATTCGACTGGATGTCAGCTTGATTTATCTCTAATTTCGAAATAGCGTTTAGTATCACATGCCAGAGTTACATCCTGAGACAAAACTAACTCACGATATCTTCAATGACTACAGCTCTGCCCGTAAGAACTGGGCAAGACAGGCTGTCGAGGATGTTGAGTTCCGTTCTGGAAAGCAGTGGAAGAAGGAGCAGGTCAATGCCCTTAGAGCACGTGCACAGGAGCCTTTGGTCGTTAATGTGATCCATCCTTCCGTAGAGCAGGCTAAGTCCATGCTCACATCCAACTCACCCAAGTTCCAATCCACAGGCAGGGACACATCCGATACCAAGATAGGGCGTATCTTCTCAGATCTCATGGCTTGGGTATGGGACATATCAATAGGCGATACAGAGCTGAAACGCTGCATAGATGATTATTATGTCAAGGGCATGGGTGTCATGATGAGCTATATCAAGCCTGATGCTGATTTCGGCAGGGGAGAGGTCATGGTCAAGTCCATAGATCCTCTCTCTGTTTATTTTGATCCTGATTCAGAGGATCCATTCTGCAGGGATGCATCCAATGTGGTCGTAGCCAAGCGAATGACGGAGAAGGAGCTTACTGAGATATACCCGGAATTCGAGGATGCTATCAGAGGGTCCAATGAGACAAGCCATATAAGCGACTTCGACCAGAACAGGTTCGGTCTATTCGATGAGGATGTGGTCCCGCAGTCAAGGAAGCAATCACTTCTGAATGCAGAGGATGAGCGTGAGCTTGAGGTCTTTGAGCGATATGTCAAGGTAAAGACACCCTATTACAAGATATTCGATCCCTTTGAGAACAGGGAGGTCATATTGAATGATCCGCAGTACGATGAGTACAGGAAAGAGCCAGCTGTCATAGTGACATCAGCTGACAAGCAGCAGATATTCACAGATAAGAACAATGTGAAGAATTTCATGCAGATAGTTCAGACAGTAGGTAAGATATATCACTTGGAAGAAGACCCTATGACAGGTCAGCCAGTGCCAGTAAAGGGAGAGGAGACACTGGATTCCATCCCTAACAGCACTACACACATCGATATCATAGATAAAGGCAT